TACACACAATGGGTCTCAAATATTCAAAGTTCTTCTATTTTTATTAGTTCTTTGTTTAGTCTTACGATTACTACTACTTATAATACTGTCATTAAATTCAGAGATTTCAGATTGGGTAGCTGTACTCATTGTTTCAATACGTTCGCTAAGTTCACCACCAACCATTGCTTCCTTTTCTAGATCATTAATGATATTATCTATGTCACTCGGTCCTCTCATGATTTTTGTGGACTGATTTTTTTGTGGACTAAATTGTGGTTGATTGGTTTGCGTTGGTGCACCAGCACCAGCTCCACCGAACATGTTACCAAACATACCAGCCATACCCGTTTTATCGTTGTTAGCCATTGTGTTTGCTGTGGCGCTGGCAAATTGTTTCATCAAATGGGGATTTTGTTTCATGACATCGTCCATATTGGGCAAAGATGATTTAAACATCGTTTTTGTCAAATGGAACATAAATGCACTGCCACCTAGAGTGAACAATAATTTTAACTCTGGAGCCATTTTGGATTTTGATGCATATTTATCATGTAAATCCTCGAACACTTCGTCATAATCCGTAAGATTATCATGAACATTTTCAGACCAACCATCCAATTTAAAATCAAAAGGATCAAAACGGGTATTCAAAAATTCTACACCCGTAATACAAGCCATAAGCATCTTTCTCTGAAATTGAACACTCGCATCAACCTCTTTATCTTTTTTGATACGCTCCATCTCGATTTTCATTTCTTCCAACGTACTCGCTAGTGAGAATTTTTTAGGTAATTTAATTCCCTTTTTTTCCATTCGTTCAAATTGATACAAGATATTTTTTTTTTCATTTTCAATATCCTCGTGCGACATTTGACGCGGTTGTTGGTACGATCTTGAACTATTTCCATGATTCTTATTTTTTTTGGAACTTGTCTTTGAAGCGTAATCGTCATCGTCTTCGTCATCGTCATCGTCTTCGTCATCGTCGTCATCCTCTTCTGAATTATTCGATCCATTGGACATCATATCTTCTCTGTGAAACATGGTAGCATTAGGTTTTTGTTGATATTGTTTCTGTGGTTCGTTATCACCTGATGAATATGACATTCTACGAGCAGTATTATTCATAAGGAGATCTAAACCCAGTCCGGAAACGTCCAACTTAGGTTGCACATAAAGATTCGTGTTAGTATTTACAACCCTTTCACCTCCTGGAATAACATTTACATGTTGAGGTGATGTCGGTACTTCACGATTTTGTATATTTCCAACGTTGACATTATCGTGTCCTTGATCTCTCACTAAGTTAAACATAATAATAAAAGAATAAGTATTTAGTTAAGCGTAAGTGAGAACTTTTAAGTAAATATAGAAACGCGTTTAACAAAACTCAAAAAAAATACTTATAATTTTAGTTAACACTATATATAAACCCAACTTCTTATTTGTTTAAACTAAGATTATGTCGCTTAATGAAGAATTCATAAAATTGAAAACATGTGCTCTGAAAATAATGAGTGAAGGGGAATATGATTATATGCTTAAGAGTTCTGAAAAAAAAGTGCTAGATAGAAATTATACTAGTAACCTTCTAGTCAAGAAATTTACTGAAAATGCTATTCTTCCTGAACGTAAATCTAAAGATGCGGCTGGGTATGATATTTGTTCAACAGAAGAAATTATTTTGAGACCATCTTCACAAGCACTTGTTTCAACTGGTATCGGATTTACTGTTCCAAACGGTACATATGGACAACTAGCACCACGAAGTGGGTTGGCATGTAAGGGAATTCATGTTGGAGCTGGGGTAATAGATCGCGATTATACAGGCGAAGTAAAGGTACTACTATTCAATTTGTCAAATAAAGAGATCGTGTTGAAAGAAAACGAAAGGATCGCACAACTTATCATCCATAATATAGACACCCCTCAAGTATTTGAAGTTGAAGTTCTAAATCCATCCGAACGGGGATCAAACGGATTTGGAAGTACCGGAAATATTTAAAAAATGTACATTTAAAATAATATAAAAAAAAATGCTTAACGAATATGTATTGGAAACCTTAATAGCGTTTTTCACTTTCGCATCCGTTCTTTATTCTTTACCAAATTTCATTCTTAATAAAGAAATAAGTTTATGGTCGGGGTTTGTATTGTCATTTTGTTATGCATTATGTGCTTTTATTAGGAAATATGCAAGATTATATTTTTAAATAAATTGTTTAAAAGTATGAATATAATACAACCCTTGGAGTAATGTATCAGAAAGATCATCTTTTTTCTTGAACGTATCAAATAATGTCATATGTTCCTTTTTATCACAACATCTTAAAAGTTCACGTACATATTTTACACTTGCGTCTTTGGTTTGTCTGTATTTATTCGTTGTGACTAACATTGTAATAGGTTCAAAATTGGGTACATTTTGTTCTAATTTTGAAATAGCGAAACGTAATTTATTGGCAGCATTAATTAAATTTACTTGTTTAATCGTGGATGAATCTTTATTTGTCAAATGTAAAATTTTAAAATATGAATATACCATCATTTGAATGCTTTTCATTATAGGATTTTTTAGAACAGGTTGATTTTCAATTATAATATAATTAACATTTTCAAAAGATTTATTAAATCTAGAAGATAGAGCATCAAATAATGCGTCACTTTGTTCATTTATAGTTGGTTTTTTCAAACCCGTTTCGAGGGTGATAACATCCCACTCAATAATTTTAAGAGAATGTTTGTAATCATACGAAGATAACACTGGTTCAGTAGACAATGGATCATATGAAAAGTCAAACAAACAGTACGCTAAATTTTTAACACCAATATCAAATGATAAAACACGTGTACTTGCGGTCGTCATATCTAATTCAGTTCTCCGCGTATATTTATTATATACACCAGTCTCTTATAAGTTTGTTTTATCATTTTAGTTTTTTATTTATTGATCGCATTATTTCTTTCCAACAAATAGTTGTATTTTTATTCGATTTCATTCGTAACTTTTGTGAATTAATTGAATTTTTCAAATAATTATAATGAAAACTATAAAATTCAATCAAAGAAGAAGGTGTGTTATCGTATAAATGTTGTGATATTAATATATAATATTTTTTAATTATAAATTGGGGAACATTCCTTAATGTATCAATTATATATATTCCTTCATAATCGTTACATTTAATTAAATGATTTATTTCATCTTCGTACAAAACGACATTGTTATCAATAAGAATGATATTTTTAAATTTATACCTTTTAGGAGTTATAATTGTTGAAGGATATTTTGATTTTAATTTATGAGCAATTAATGGAGTTACCAGTTCAATTCTTTTCATATATTTACCTTCATTATTATCAAGTAAACAATGTTTTCTTGTAAAGATTGGTGTATTAAATTTAAAATCTATTGAACACTCTAATATTTTGATGATATATTTAGCCCATATATCATCGGATGCAGTATAAATGAAAAACTCCACATTGGGAACTACTGATGTTATTGTTTTGACAAATCTTCTAAACTTAGGGCGAAGTAGTCCATGTTTAAAGTCATCCGCAATGTCTTTGTTAACATTTTTATTTATTCGATTATATTCTTTCGTATTTTGTATTAAATATAAATGTAAATTATACTCAGACAATTGAGGTAATATATTCCCTTGTAACGTATTATCCAAATCTATTAATATAACAAAAGGTTCATTCGCCATGGTTGGAACTTATAACTGTTGTATTCTTCTTATATATCTTTTTTATTTTTTATTATTTTTTATTATTTGTTAAATATAAAAGATTAAGAATGGAAAAAAATATGATTATATTGCTTATTGGTGCTATAATTGCAGTTTTGTTTTTAACTTTGATGATAACATTTTTCGTTACATCGAGTAGTTCATCCGATGAAGAACAAATAGAAAATAATTCTTGGTTTAATTTCTTTAATACGGTATCGAATGATGGATCCTTATATAAAGGAAGTTAAAAAATAAATACGAATAAAGAATATTACTAAAAGATATATATACAAAACTTTAAAAAAAAAAGGATGTTTTTTTTAATAAAATGGCTCTTATATTTTCTTATAATTATATTTGCTGTTTATGGCTTTTATTCCATGAAAGATAATTTCACACAAACTAAAGAATCGTTCGTGGACGATGATGAGTCTGACACTAATTTGTCGAAATTGTATGATAACAAAACAACACCTGAAAAAACGATTATCGAAGAAGATCAACATTCTAACAAAAAAAGAGATATTGAGGAGGAAAAACTTTTCAGAAAAAAATCAATACACAAAGATGATTTAAAATTGAATAAAAAAGAAAAAAACGAGATAATGGACCAGGTGAGAAAAAGTTTTCAAAAAGATTTTTCTATTCTTAAAAACAATATTTTAGATGAACTTGACAAAGGTAATCGATTAATTCAGAATGACTTAACATACGAAAAATTATTTGAAAAAGAAAGAATTGTTTCTCCAAAAGAGGGAGTTGTTTCCGTTGAGGCTCAAGAGAAAAAAAACATGAAAGAGATATTATCTGAAAAGGATGATCAAATCAAAGAAACTTTTATTGATGGTATCTCTGATGATGAAGAGGAGGAAGGTATGTATGACGGAGTTACTTCTCCATATTGTTTTAATTGTTCTGAATTGTAAAATTACAGGGTTGTCTATCCGCCGGATTAAGATATTTTATTTTTAAAAAGTTGAATATATCGGTTTCGTTATTGAAAATATGTTCTACTATTTTATTTTCTTTTGTATTTTTTAATCCTTTTTCATTCAATGTAAATCCTTTTTTCTTTGCATATTCTCTCATTTTAACATTGAATTCACCATTACCTGTAAAATACAATAGAGAAAATGGATATTCATCTTTACTTGTTATTAATATATCCAATCTGCGAAAAATTTTACAATTTGATAATTTACACATTCCCATAAATTTTGTTTTTCCTATAGCAAATATGCCATCTTTTGGTATATATTCTTTTTTTATAAACTCATCCGTTATTATTTTCATTTCTGATCCATTTGGATGATCTATTCCTATAATAATATCTATATCCCCGCTTTCATTCTTTTTGCGTCTGTAACTACCAACTATTTCATGATTGAATATCCTTAATAAGTTACTCAAAACACTTTGAATATAATTATCGTGTTGTACAATTTCAGTCCTTGGGATTCTTGTCGTAATGTCTCGATGATATTTTAACCCAATAATCTGTTTTTTGTTGAGTAAATGTTGATTCTGTAATAAATCTTCAATATTTTGTATATGATTTTCTTCTACTAATTGGGATGCTTTGACCATACCGATGCTTTGAATTTTAGATATCTCTCTTATTTTTTTTATTTTCTGTATACATATATCATTTACGCCCTCTAAATTAACGTTTGTTTTTAACATATGTAAGGCTTTTTCTTGTAAACTTTTCCCTAATTTTAATTGTTTTATATCATCTTCTATGATCAAACTTTTAGTACCCAACGTATTTAAAGTATTTATTGCTTTGTTGTAAGCTTTTGCTTTGAAAATATTCTTTTCTTTTGAATAAGAGTGTGCTTTAACTTCAAAGTTATTAAGGATTAAATCAAAAACATTAACCATTTTTTTTTATTAATAAGAAACAAGTTGATCGTTTATATCAGCTAATTTAAACTTAATCTTATTATTATTTCGGTTGGATAAAGACGGAATAGCACCAATTAGTGTAAGTTTATAAATTCTCATTGTATTCTTAGTAATCAATTTTTTACACGGAAGGAATTTAATGTCTTTCAAGGTGGGTATTTGAATAGTATCCCCTAAAAAGATACAATGTTTGATAATTTCAAGAAGTTGTTCTAATTGGATATCGTGAACGTTTTTATTGTTAGATTTATTCAAAAGGAGTTCGAGTAAAAATGAAGCATATTTATCAAAATTGATAAAACAGTTTTTTCTGATGAAATCATCTTGTAAAATTAAATACACAGTAGTCACGCTATTTATTAATCTCAAAGACAATTTAGTTCTTGAACAAAACATGTCATACGTTTCAGAAAAATCATCAACTTTATATGTTTCTACGTCCAACATAAAATGTACATGTTCATCAAAAATATATACAAAGGTATCTTTAATCTTGTTTACCTCAATAATATACATTAATAATCCCACATACAATTCGCAATACATCTTTGCATTACTACTCGTCGTCAAAATATAAACTATGTACTCCTTTTGTAATATAATATCTACATTCTCAAAAACAGATTGTATTTTAGGAAATATTTTTGTATAATTATCGGGAGATAATTTGTTTAAATTTGATCTTAAAACCAAAAAAGAATCCTCACAACCTTCTGATATAATTTTTTTACGAACAGTTGTTGACGCGAATGTATTTTTATGCAAATTATTTACTTTACCTCTTGTATTGGAAGAATACGAAAATTTGGATCTATTGTTTACATATTGATGTGATTTAGTATAGGGTGTTTCAACTTTTTGGAAAAAACATGAATACGTTGTTAGAATACTGT